GAGCAAGACGGTATTCAGGCAAGCCGTTTAGCCTTAACTAGAGCTTGGTTTGACCATAAATGCGAGGATGGCATTGAATGTTTGCGCCAATACCAACGGGAATATGACGAGGACAAGAAGGTATTTAGGGATAAGCCAAGGCATGATTGGACAAGTCATGGCGCGGATGCCTGGCGGTATTTGTCTATCGTATGGAAAGATGAAGCTAAGATTGTGACCAAGGATGAACCAATTAAAGGTCTGTTTGTTGGTAAGACTGATGTTACGATTAATGATATGTGGAAAGAAACTAAGACAAAAATGAACCAAAGGTATTAACTTTAGGTAAAATAAGACAACATTTCGCCAAAATCTTCAACATTAGGGCAACATTATGGCAAACGATAAAGCAACGGTTAATCATACATACGAGGATTGGTATAAAACAATCGGTGGATATGAGCGTCAATACAAGCGTTGGGAAGCTAGAGCAGACCGAATCGTTAAGAAGTACAAAGACGATAGCCGCTATGACCGTAACCCTAATGCTCGCTTTAATATCCTTTGGTCAAATGTACAGACGATTCAACCAGCTATCTTTGCAAGACTACCAAGACCCGATGTAAGCCGTAGATTCCGTGATAACGACCCGATTGGTCGTGTAGCGTCAATGATGCTAGAACGGGCTTTAGAGTTTGAGATTGAGCATTACGGTGATTACAAGTCTGCAATGAACAACGCAGTCCTAGACCGTCTTTTGGGTGGTCGTGGTGTATCTTGGGTGCGTTACGAGCCACACTTTGCAGTCGATGAAGTAGGCGAACCCGATGATGGATTTCAAGTAACCGAAGATTCAGACGAAGCAGAAACGCCTGAAGGCATGGAGAATGAGAATCCTGAGCGTATTGAGTACGAGTGCGCCCCTGTAGATTATGTGCATTGGAAAGAGTTTGGACACTCGCCAGGTGCTAGAACATGGGAAGAAGTAACTTGCGTATGGCGTAAGGTTTATATGTCACGCTCTGCACTTGTTGAGCGTTTTGGCGAAGAAATGGGCTACAAAATCCCATTGGACACCAAGCCTTCTGACGATAAGAACTCCTACAAACCGATGGATGGCAATTACGAAGCTGTCATTTATGAAATTTGGGACAAAGAAACAGGTAAAGTTTTATGGCTTTCCAAGTCCTTGGGCAAGATTATTGACGAGCGTGATGACCCATTGCAACTTGAGTGCTTCTTCCCTTGCCCTAAACCCCTGTATTCAACACTCACAACAGATTCATTAGAGCCAATCCCTGACTTTGTAATCTACCAAGACCAAGCTAGGGAATTAGACACTTTATGTGACCGTATTGATGGCCTGATTAATGCCCTTAGAGTGCGTGGCGTATACGATGCAAGTGCTAGTGAATTACAGCGTTTGTTCTCTGAAGGCGAAAACAACACCCTGATTCCTGTAGATAACTGGATGGCTTTTGCTGAAAAGCAAGGCATGAAGGGTGCGATTGACCTTGTAGACATTACCCCATTTGCACAAGCCCTAGCCCAATGCTATACCGCAATGGAGCAAGTAAAGGGTCAAATCTATGAATTGATGGGTATTGCCGACATTCAGCGTGGTCAATCTAACCCCAATGAAACCCTTGGCGCACAGATTATTAAGTCTAACAACGCTAGTGGTCGATTAAAGACCATGCAACACGCCGTCGTGGACTTTGCAACTACCCTGTTAAGCATTAAAGCGCAAATCATTTGCAACCACTTTACCGATGAAACTTTGGTACAGATTAGTGGAGCAATGCAGTTAAGCCCACAAGACCAGCAGTTTATTCCCCAAGCCATTGCATTGTTGCGTAACGAATCGTCTAAGAACTTCCGTATTGAAGTAACTAGCGATTCCATGATTTATCAGGATGAACAGCAAGAAAAGCAAGACCGCATCGCTTTCCTATCGTCTGTAGGTACATTCTTACAAACCGCTATGCCTGCCGTACAAGGCGCACCTGAACTAGCCCCATTATTGATGGAAATGCTCAAGTTTGGTGTAACTGCGTTTAAAGCCGGTAAACAGTTGGAAGGCATTATTGACCAAACAGCCGATGAAATCCGCACTCAAGCAGAACAAAGCAAAGGTCAGCCTAAGCCACCTTCACCTGAGATGCAGAAGCTACAAATGCAAGCGCAGCTAGAACAAGCCAAGATGCAGAATACTGCTCAATTAGAGCAATTAAAGATGCAGAACGCTATGCAGGTAGAGAAAGCCAAGCAAGAGTACCAGGCTCAAGAGAATCAATTAAAGTTCCAACTTGAAGAACAACGCAATATGATGGACAGGGAGATGGAAATCAAAGTAGCTCAGATGAAGATGATGACTGAGCGCAATACCCAAGTCTTGTTAGCCCATATTAACAACGGGGCAAAGATTGAAGTTGCCCGTATTGGTTCAGATGAATCAGATGGCGCAATGGCTTACATGACCGAAATGGACATGGCTAAGTCGATGGAATCCCCAATGCAACCGATTGCAGACGCTATTGGACAAGGAAATATGCAGATGGCACAGGCAATTTCAGCCTTGGTAGACACAATCAATGCTCAGCACAGTAGACCTAAAACGGTAATTAGAGGTCAAGACGGCAAAATCATTGGGGTTCAATAATGCCAATAACAGTCAAACACACTAAAGTTAGTACGATTCCTGATGATTCAGACACAAGTTTAGTACGCCCTAGTGATTGGAACGCTGACCATACTTTAGTTGGCCTTGGTACGATGGCAGAGCAAAATGCCAATGCCGTAGCCATTACAGGCGGTACGATTAGCGGTGTAACAATCCCTGCATCCAACATTACGGGTACGCTTGGTGTTCCTAATGGCGGTACAGGTGCTACAACTTTAACTGGCTATGTCAAGGGTACTGGTACTGCCCCTTTGACCGCATCGGCAATTATTCCGAACACGGACATTACAGGTTTAGGCACAGCTTCTACTAGAGATGCAGGCGTAGCATTAGGCGTTGCTACCCTAGATGCTGGGGGTAAAGTGCCTGTTTCTGAACTTCCTGCCGCAGTATTGGGCGCACTTAGCTATCAAGGAACATGGGATGCAGCAACTAATACCCCTACTCTTACTTCTTCTGTTGGCACTAAAGGTTATTACTATGTGGTCAATGTTGCTGGTAATACTAACCTTAACGGGATTACTGATTGGCTTGTGGGCGATTGGGCAGTCTATAACGGCACAGTTTGGCAGAAGGTAGACAATACCGATGCAGTAACTAGCGTAAACGGACTTACCGGCACAGTCGTATTAACCACAACCAACATTGCCGAAGGTACAAACGAATACTTTACAACTGCCAGGGCAAGAACATCTGTAAGTGCTGGCACAGGCATAAGCTACGACAACACAACTGGCGTAATTACTAATTCAAGCCCATCTTTAGGTGGTGATGTAGTAGGCCCAGCAAGTGCTACTGACAATGCAATAGCTAGATTTGACACCACTACTGGCAAATTACTGCAAAACTCAATAGTTACAGTAAGTGATACAGGTGCAATTTCAGGCGTTATTGCAGAAAACTTTACACCAGTTACAGCACCTACTTATTTAGAAGGCAAGGTTTTCTACGATACAGATGCCAAAACACTAGCTTATTACAACGATAACAGTCAAATGACTGTAAACATTGGGCAAGAAAACATTGTCCGTGTACGCAATCAAACAGGGGCAACAATCCCTGATGGCACAGTGGTTTATATTAATGGTGCAACTGGCAACACTCCTACGATTGCTAAAGCCATAGCAACTAGCTTTTCTACTGCTGACATCATTGGTGTAACGACTACAACTATTGCAAACAATGGCTTTGGTTATGTAACTATTAACGGATTGGTCAATGGCTTAGATACTTCAGCATTTAATGAAGGTGATGCTGTATTCTTATCAGCCACAACTGCTGGTGCATATACAGCAACAGAACCAACAAGACCTAATTATTCTATTCAAGTGGGTGTAATTCTTAGGGCAAACCCTAGTGTTGGCACATTGCTCGTATCAGTACAAATTGTTTCTACAGAAAATATTCATGTTATTGGCACAATGGCAGTAGACCAAGGTGGTACAGGCCAAACTAGCTATACCAATGGTCAGTTATTAATTGGCAACACTACAGGCAATACCCTAACTAAATCCACCTTAACCGCTGGAACTGGCGTATCTGTAACGAATGGCACGGGTTCTATTACCCTAGCCAATACAGGTGTTACTTCTGCCGTAGCTGGTACAGGAATTAGCGTATCAGGTTCAACTGGTGCTGTTACTGTAACCAATACTGCCCCTGACCAAACAGTAGTCTTGACTGCTGGTACAGGAATATCTACCTCTGGTACATACCCTAACTTCACCATTACCAATACAAGCCCGTCTAGCGGTGGAACTGTTACATCCGTAGCGGCATTAACTTTAGGAACAACTGGTACTGACCTTAGTTCTACCGTAGCCAATGGGACTACAACCCCAGTAATTACTTTGCAAGTACCAACAGCTTCAGCGGTTAATCGTGGTGCTTTAAGTGCCACAGACTGGACTACTTTTAACAATAAAGCCCCAGGCGTTACATTTACGACAAGTTATGTACCTTATGGACAAGGCACAACAACTTTAAATCAGTCAGCAAACTTTACTTTTGCAAGCTCTACGCTTACCGCCCCAATAGTTAGTGCAAGTAATGGCTTAGTTGTAAACTCCAATACAGTTTCAGCTAGTTATTCCATACCTAGCGGTTCGTCAGCAAGCTCAGTAGGGCCGATGACAATAGCTAGTGGTCAAACCGTCACTATTCCTAGTGGCTCAAGATGGGTGGTCTTATGAGCATAGTTTTACAATCTACAAGCGGTGGTTCTATAACAATTAATGAACCAACAACGGCTAGTAACTTTACGCAAACATTACCTGCTGCTAGTGGTGAAGTAATGGTTAGCGGCAATCAGCCAGCGTTTAGTGCTTATTCAAATTTAGGTCAAACTTTATCAAATTCAACATTTACAAAAATTCAATTTAATGTAGAAAATTTTGATACAGCTTCTGCTTACGACAACACTACAAATTATCGTTTTACACCATTAGTTGCTGGTTATTATCAAGTAAATGGTAACTTTTCGCCTTCAGGCGCAGCTTTAGGATATGGTCAATTTGCTATTTATAAAAATGGTGCAGAAGTAGCTGGTGGAAGTGCCGCACCAAATAATACTTCCGTTGGAGCACAATGTACGGCTTCAACTGTTCTTTATTTAAATGGTTCTACTGATTATGTAGAAATTTATGGGTGGCAAAACTCAGGTGGCAATTTAACATTACAAACTAGTGCTAGATTAAATACATTTTCGGCTTGTATGATAAGGGCGGCATAATGCTATACGACAAAATTAAAGCAATTTATCCTCAATTATTGGATATAGATTTTTCAAACGGCACAATCGTATTGCAAAACGATGGTGATGGCGATTACATTGCTAAATGGGAACACCCAACACTAGCTAAACCAACTGCGGAACAATTAGCATGAGTACAGTAAATGTCAATAGAGTAGTCGATGCAAGCGGTGGAGTTTTAGCACCCATTAGTTCAGTCATGCGGAATCGCATCATAAACGGTGCGATGGTTATTGACCAAAGGAACGCTGGTGCTAGTGTTACTGTGACCTCTGATTTTACATTTTCAGTAGATAGATGGATGATGCGTAATACCGCTTCATCAAAACTTAGTGTTCAACAAAATGCTGGTTCAGTTACTCCACCATCGGGGTTTAGAAATTATGTTGGTGTAACGTCTTTATCTTCTTATTCTGTAGGCTCAACAGACTTTTTTGCTATTGAACAACGAATTGAGGGTTTTAATTTTGCTGATTTAATGTTTGGAACTGCAAATGCTCAAACCGTCACAGTTTCGTTTTGGGTTCGTTCAAGTTTGACAGGAACTTTTGGTGGTTGTTTACGAAATGGAGCATCGGATTATAATTATCCTTTTACCTATAGTATTTCATCAGCAAATACATGGGAATATAAAACGGTAACAATTGCTGGAGCAACTGCTGGTACTTGGGTTACAAATAACGGAATTGGTGCAATTCTTGGCTTTAACCTTGGCATGGGTTCAACGTTTACTGGAACTGGTAATACATGGAACTCAGGCGCAAGCGGCCCATACAATCCTACAGGCGCAACATCCGTAGTCGGAACAAACGGTGCAACTTTCTACATTACTGGAGTTCAACTTGAAAAAGGCACACAAGCTACTTCATTTGAATACAGACAATATGGTACTGAATTAGCTAATTGCAGAAGATACTTTTATAGAAACTACCCAGGTGTAGTAGGTTCAATTTTTAACTCAGGTGTTTTTAACGGCACTACTAATCTTGTTTTTTCTGCAATAATGCCAGTCAACATGAGGTCTGCTCCAACATTTAGTCAAGTCAATACTGGAGTTGCTGATGGTGTTACAGGACAAGCTGTTACATCTGTAGGAACAGTAACGATGGGTACGGATAGCGGACTTGTTGTTTTAAATAATACAGTAGCATCCTTTTCAGCAGGTCGTGGCGGCTATTTATATACAAATAATGCGACATCTTGGATTGATTTTTCTTCGGAGCTATAAATGTATAAATTAGGAACATTAATAGTTGGGCAAACAGAACCATCAAGCGTAATTCGCACAGAAGACGGTGCTTGCATCCCATTCGACCCAGCCAACACAGACTACCAAACCTATTTAAAATGGGTGAGCGAAGGCAACACACCATTGCCAGCAGATGAGGTGACACAATGAGCTTAATTTTAAGTGGTTCAGACGGACTATCCGATGTAGACGGTTCAGCAGCTACCCCTGCAATACGAGGTACTGACACTAATACAGGTATCTTCTTCCCTGCCGCAGATACGATAGCGTTTTCTGAGGGCGGTGCTGAGAGTATGAGGATTGATAGCGCTGGTAATGTAGGTATTGGCACAAACACAAATTTGTCTGCAAAATTAAACTTTGACACTACTGACAGAGGTGAAACAATAAATATATATTCCTCTGTTGATGTTGCGTCAAGGTCAGGAATAGGCAAGTATGTAAACGAAACTCGTTATTACGCTGGAACAACCGATTTCTTTGCATGGAGAACGGGCGGCCCTAGCGGTACTGAACGGATGCGAATTAACTCAAGCGGTAATTTTTTAGTAGGGACAACAAGTACTACTTTTTCAAGTACAAACTACGGTCTTTGCTTTACCCCTAATGCTGCGAGTTTTATAACTGTAGATACCGCTGCCCCTAACTTAAATTTAAGCCGTAACAATAATGGCGATATATTTGCTTTTTATAGGGCTGGCTCGCAAAGAGGATGGATTTCTGTAGAAACTACAGGCACAACATTTGGTAATTTATCTGACAGACGAGCTAAAGAAAACTTTGCTTCAGCACCTCCAGCATTAAATACATTAAACAATGTTGATATTATTTCGTTTGACTGGAAAGAAGGCGGACATACTGATTATGGAACTGTTGCTCAAGACCTTGTAAAAACGTTGCCGTTTGCCGTAACTGTAGGCGATGATGAAGAAACTGTAGTTAAGCCTTGGGGTGTTGATTACTCAAAAGTTGTGCCAATGTTGATTAAAGCAATCCAAGAACTCAAGGCTGAACTTGACAGCGTAAAATCTGAATTGGCTACATTGAAAGCCAATTAGTAATGTTTCAAACAGCCTTTCAGCCTAATGCGTTTCAAAATAACGCATTTCAAATTGTCATTACCCCTGTAAGTACCATCAAGGGTGGTGACGGTTGGACTAAAGAGGAATGGAAACGAGCGCAGGCACTAGATAAGAAGTTACGCCAGGCTGAAGAAAAACGGATTGCTGCCCTAAAAGCAGACCAAGAAGCCCGTAAAGACTTCATTCGTGAGCAAATTAGCCCAACACCAAAAGTAAGTAAGCGCAAACAAGTTAATGTAGAATCTGTAAGCGAAGAAAAGCAGTCAGATGTTGTCAAATACGATGCCCTAATAGCCAATTTAGAGCGTCAAAGACAAGATTTATTTAATGCAGTATTAATTCGCCAGGCTAAAGAGCGTTTAGAGCAAGAAATTGCAATATTAGAAGCTAAACGGCTTGCCGAAGAAGATGATGAGGATGGAATTTTAGCGTTGTTTTTATAAAGGAGAAGGCGATTACTTGCCTGAAACATGACAGCTTATAGACAGTACAAAAAAGGTGTAGACCTACTGCACATGGGGCATTTCCAATCAGGATTTCGCCTATACGAGTTTCGTTGGCATCCCCTAGTAATGCAGGCAACTGGGGAAAACTGGCAAAAATGGATAAAAGCACCTAAATGGGATGGCGAAAGGCTTATTGGTAAGCATATTACTGTGCAAATGGAGCAGGGATTTGGCGATATTATTCAATTTGCTCGATTTTTACCTATGCTTAAAGCCTGGGGAGCTAAAACTTTAAGCGTTATGTGCCATGAATCCATGATGCAACTGCTAGGAACGATGGATTGCATAGATTACATATCTTGTTCTAAGACCGATGGCCCACCTTTAGAAGCAGATTACTGGATTGGCTCTATGTCACTTCCCCATTTTGCGACTTATGCACCCCCTTTTGTAAAACAGTCTTTTCCTATAACGACCCATAAGATTGTTGGCTCAGAAGGCTATTTTGAAGCTAGACCATCCAATATTGAACGCAAAGTAGGGGTAAATTGGTCAGCATCCAATGGCCCATTGCACTACACCAAGTCAATTCCCTTAGAAACCATGCGAGAACTGGTTGGCGATGATGTTTATTCACTTCATGTAGAACTAGACGATATATTTGACCCATTACCCAATGACGGATGGAAGAAGAACTTTTATAAGACTGCTTGCCATATGAAAGCAATGAAAGCCGTAGTAGCCCCTGATACTGCAACCGCACATTTAGCCGGTGCATTAGGTGTAAAGTGCTTTTTATTGCTTCCTGAAGATGATTACATCTGTTGGCGTTGGAAAAACGCAACATGGTACGACTCAGTATTAACCCTTAGAAAAGATGAATGGAACACATTACCTAGTTTATTGGAGAACCTATGATTTGCCCGAAATGCGGCTATGCCGAATCAAACCATATAGAAGCCAAGACAGATAAAGAGCATTACTTGGAGTTTTGGGGATATACCCTTGGAAGCCCCGAAGCAGAACAAGCCTGGAAAGAAAAACAGGAAATGACCCGTAGAGAAGCGCCTATGGTTATGTCAGATATTCAGCCCTATATTTCGCAAGTAGATGGTTCAGTTATTGAAAGCCGGTCTAAGCACAAAGCACACCTAAAACAACACAAAATGATTGAATTAGGCAACGATGTACCAACGCAGCACAAAGCCCCTGAGTTAAGCAGAAAGTCTATGGAAGCTAGGAAGCGCCAAATAGCTGAATTGACCTATGCAAAGCTCAATTACCGATAATCCGATACCTTGGAGATACCATGTCAGAAGAACAGTTAGACCGTAGAGAGCAGTTAATGGCAGCAATGGAAGCCGCAGAAGAAGGCACTTTAGACCCAGTAGAGGAAGCTCCTGCTGAACTAGAGCCTGTAGACGATATAGCTGAAGAAGCCCAATCAGAAACTACAGACGAACCTATTGAAGCCGCGCAAGAGGAAGAAGCAGAAGAAGAAGTTAAAGAAACCCCTCAAGAATCTGCCCTACAACGCCCTTCTACATGGAAAAAGGAATATTTGCCTATTTGGGACAAATTGACTCAAGGAGAGCAATTAACCAAAGAAGAATCTATCAAACTAGCCCAATATTCCAACCAAAGGGAGTCGGAATATAAGAAAGGTGTAAGCACCTATAAGGCTGAAGCAGACCGAGCTAAAGAGCTAGAAAGTGCCATTGCACCATTCCAAGCAGAGTTCCAACAACAGGGAATTACCCCTGCCGCCTGGATTAATAACCTTGGTCGGGCGCACATGATTTTGTCTAAAGCAAACCATCCTCAAAAAGTTCAAGTATTCCAAAGACTTGCACAAGATTATGGTATACAATTAAATCAAGACGGACAGTTTGCTGCTCCACCACAAGTTGATGCGTATACACAACAACTTATGAATCAGCTAAACATGGTCAATCAGGAAGTAAGCTCTATTAAGGGCAGATTCCAGCAGGAAGAACAAGCTCGATTGAATAATGAGATTGAGCGTGTCAGAAGTGATGTGGAGAAGTTTCCGCATTTTGATGTGGTAAGGGAAGAAATGGCTCAACTACTTGAGCTAGGGAAGGCCCAAGACCTAGAAACGGCCTACAAGAAAGCCGTGCGTATGAATGATGATGTATGGGCATTAGAACAGGACAGACTCCTGAAGGAAGCCAAACAATCAACAGTCAAAGCACAGCAAGTAGCGAAGGCTAAGGCTGCTGCGGTAAGTCCTAAATCCGTTACACCTAGCGGAAAAGTGGCTGACACAGGAGATAAAAAGGATAGACGGTCTTTAATTGCAGAACAAATGGGTGATGCAATGAGCCGTAGGGTTTAACTAGCCAATTTTGGCGATTTTTTAACTAAGGATATATCATGGCATTTGCTAACTCAGCTATTACCGATATTATCGCTACCACTATTCAAAGTCGTAGCGGTGAACTCGCAGACAACTTGACAGAAAACAATGCGATTCTGACTCGTTTAAATCAAAAGGGCAATGTACGCCCATTTTCGGGTGGTAATGTGATTTTGGAAGAAATCATGTACAACGACCCAAATACTAACAACGCTAACTCGTATAGCGGATATGAAGTATTGAACATTTCTCCTGATAGCCCAATCTCGGCTGCTCAGTTCAAGATTGCTCAATACGCTGATTCCGTAACGATGTCTGGCCTAGAAATGTTGCAAAACAGCAGCAAAGAAGCAATCATCGACCTGTTAGATGGTCGTATGCAAGTTTCCGAAGCTCGTCTGCTTAACCGCATTTCGGGTGACTTGTTCCTTGACGGTACAGGTAACGGCGGTAAGAACCTTGACGGTCTAGGCGCTGCTGTTTCAGCAACTCCTACTACTGGCACTTACGGTGGTATTAATGCCGCTAACTGGGACTTTTGGCGTAACCAAATCACGACTGGTGTAACCACAACTCCTGCAACAACCAACATTCTTGCCAAGATGACTGAAGCTGCTATCAAGCAGATTCGTGGTACTGACAAGGCTGACCTGATTGTTGCTGGTAACACCATGTATCAACTGTATGTAAATAGCCTACAAGCTATTCAGCGTATTGCTTCTGAGGAATCAGGCGCAAGCGGTTTCGCTTCCTTAAAGTTCTACGGTGGCGGTACATCTGCTGATGTGGTATTGGGTGGTGGTTATGGTAATCAGGAAACAGCTACTTATATGTATATGCTGAACACCAATTACATCTTCTTCCGACCACACAAAGAGCGTAACTTTGTACCTATCGGTGGTGAGCGTCAGTCTATTAACCAAGACGCTATCGTGAAGCTCTATGGCTGGGCCGGCAATCTTACAACCAGCAACCGCTTCTTGCAAGGTTTGTTGACAACCTAATAAGTAGGGGGAAACCCCTATTTAATCTTGTCCACTCAATTAATTTAAGGAAATAATCATGGCATATTCAACACTTCCCATCGCTGGTATTAATTTAGACAGCATCCAATCGGCGGCAGATATCGCAGCTTACGGTGAGCCAGTAGACTTTGGCCCACTCGGTACACAAACTTTCGCTTCTGACGGTTTGCGTTATGTTTGGGCTGTAGCAGCAGCTACTATCGCTCCAAGCACAACTGCTTGCAATATCAACACAACAGCCTTTACTGTTGCTGCTACTGGTGGAGCTTATATCTCCCCAGCAGTTTCAATGGTTTCAGGTGATTATGGTTGGTTCGGTAAAGCATCTGTTTAAGCTATACCTGTAGTACCATAGGGATACCCTCAAAAGGGGTGTCCCTTTTTCTTTTTATAACCCTAACTACTTAGGAGAATTAAAGATGGCATTACCATCCGATGAAATGGGCGCAGACAGCCGCCTAGCAGTAACTTTTTACAAACGCTCAATGAAACAAGATGATGAATCTATGGCTGCGGGTAGACCAATATTCAAAGAGTTTGACTTTATCCGTATTTGCGTACCTGGCGATTCATTAACTGAAATTGACACTTACGCTCAAGAATCACACAAGGCTCGTTTCCCCCGTCAATGGGCGCATTATCAGAATCAAAATGCAGGCCATGAGCAGATTGTTGGCACACCGATTGAGGAATGGACAATCATTAGTCGCTCGCAAGCCGATGAATTAAAAGGAATAAAATTCCATACAGTAGAGTCCGTAGCTAATGCTTCAGACCTACAAATTCAGCGTATTGGCATGATTGCAGGCATGAATCCTTACTCGTTTAGGGACAAAGCCAAAGCCTTTTTGAACCTGGCTGACCAAGTTGGCGAAACCAACCAAAGGGAAGAAGAACTATCTAAATTACGGCAAGAAAATGCTGCAATTAAGATGGAAGCAGACGCTAAAATAGCTAAACAACAAGAGCAAATTGATGCTCTGATGGCTATGATGGCAGAAAAAAAGCCCAAAGGTCGTAAGCCAAAACAAGAAGCAGAAGTAGAATAAATAAAAGGGGGATATTTCCCCTTTTTTTGTTTATAATTGCAACAAATACCCAACTACTTGGGAAAAACCAAGTAAAGGATATATATGTCATCTACGATGTTACAACTCGTAAACCAAGTACAGAATGAGCTTAATTTAGCCGTTTCTACTAGCGTTGCCGGAAACCCAAATACTGATGTTCAGCAAATATTAGCGTTAATGAACGCTGCTGGATATGAATTAGTTAAAGAATATGATTGGCAGGCCCTTCAAGTTCAGTACCGCTTTTACACACAAGCGATTACTACCGATGCCACTTCTACAAATGGTTCTACTACCCTCACTATTGTAGGTGGAACAAGTTTAGCTGGCGTTACTAATCAATGGGGCATTACAGGTACTAACATTAACCAAGATACCCAAGTAGTAACCGTTAATAGTCCTAGCATTATTACCATGAGTCAACAGGCTTCAGGAACGGGTACTGGGCAAGTTGTTTTAGCCCAAACAGCCTATGATTTACCTGCTGATTTTGAGCGTATTACCAATAGAACTCAGTGGGATAAGACGAAAAGATGGGAAGCTCTTGGCCCTGAAGATGCACAGCAATGGCAATGGCTAAAGTCAGGCTATATTGCAACAGGCCCTAGAATCCGTTGGCGTATCTTTGACAACCAGTTCCAAGTATGGCCACCAATGAATACCCAAGAGTATATTGGTTGGGAATACAAGTCTAGTGGTTGGGTTAGAAGTGCCACAAATCAGATAAAGACTAGCTTTACTACCGATACAGACACAAGTGTATTGGATGACCGTATTATCGTTTTATATACAAAACTCAAGTATTTCCAAATTAAAGCGTTTGACACTACTGCATTGCAACAAGATTATCAGCGTTATTTAAGCGTTGCTAAAGCGGCAGACAAAGGCGCACCTAACCTGTCATTTGCACCGTACCCAGCTAAAGTTCTCATTGGTTACGCAAACATTCCTGATACGGGTTATGGAACATGATATTTGGTCAAGCTAAACGCTATACAGCTAATACAGCATCTATAACTGCGCCTATTGGTGGATGGAACGCTAGGGATTCTATCGCCCAAATGCCTGCTACAGATGCAGTTACCTTAACCAATTTATACCCTACACCAACGGATGTTCAGTTAAGAAAAGGCTATACAAGGTACTCTCAGCTAACCACATCTACAGGCGTTCAAACTATTTCAAGCATTACCTTTAGTGGCATTACAGCTACATTAACTACTGCTTCTGCACACGGTTTAAGCGATGGTGACCGAGTATCTATTACAGGAACAACACCTTCAACTTATAGTGGTATTTACATCATTACGGTAACGGGGGCTACCACTTTTACTTATACAATGGCTGTTACTCCAAGCGGTAATGCTTCAGTCGTAGGTGCGTACACCATAGGTATAACAACACCTGTAAACACCTTAATGAACTACGCAGGGGTTACAAACCAACAAATATTTGCTGTTGCAGGAACAACTATATACGATTGCGATACACCAACAGCTAGTCAAGTCTTTACTGTTGCTAACGATAAATTTCAATATGTAAACTTTTCCAATATTGGTGGTGATTACATTGTTGCTTGTAATGGCGTAGACCCAGTTACCGTTTTTGATGGAACTGTTTGGTTTACGATGGCAACTACTACTACAGCAGCAGCTATAACTGGTATTTCTCGTACAAGCCCATCCAATGTGGCAACTGTTACTACAGCAACAGCACATGGTTTAGTTACTAATAACCGAGTTACCATTACTGCATCTAGCGAATCTAGCTTTTTAGGTGGTTTTGTTATCACAGTAACAGGGCCAACAACCTTTACTTTTGTGTCTACTGGCACTTCTACGGTAGTTGCCGCGACTGGCACATATACGGTATTAGGGATTAAAGGTGGCACTACTGGCGGCACAACCTACAACATTAATTCCAATACTTTTGTTCATGTAAACCTGTTTAAAAATCGCTTGTATTTCACACAAGAAAACAGCATGAATGTTTGGTATTTGCCTGTTGATTCGCTTGGTGGTGATGCTTTTCCATTGGATTTTGGTGGAATAGCTAAAAGCGGTGGTTTTATGCAAGGTATGGCTACATGGACTCTTGACGCAGGTCAAGGCGCAGATGATTACGCTGTATTTGCTACAAACATGGGTGAAGTTATAGTCTATAACGGAACAGACCCAACAAGTGCTACAACATGGGCTTTAAAAGGCGTATGGCAGCTAGGTTATATATTTAGCCGTAGATTTTTCTATAAATTTGCTGGGGATATTCTTTTGCTTACCCAAGGCGGTTTAGTTCCCCTTGCAGGCGCGCTTCAATCTAGCAGGTTAGACCCTAGAATTAACATAACAGATAAGATTTTCTACGAAATTAGCAAAGACGCAGACGCATACTCTACTGAATTTGGTTGGCAAGTTATACATTTTCCAAAGCCAAATATGTTATTAATCAATATTCCCAACCCATCGGGAACTGAACAATATGTAATGCACACCATATCTAAGGCTTGGGCTAACTTTGTAGGCATAGATTCAAATGTGTATGAAATCCACAATGATAATTTGTATTTTGGTGGAAATGGCTATGTAGGTAATTTTTGGAATGGCTATGCAGATGACGGAGAGCCTATTTCAGCTACCTGCCAACAGGCTTATACCTACTTTGATTTGCCAGGTCAGCAAAAGCGATTTACTATGATTCGCCCTACTTTCTTGGTAGATGCTGGCGCACCTGGCGTTTATGCTGGTATTAATACCGACTTTCAGACCCAAAACAACCTTGGTCAAGTGTCATTCCAATCAGTCCCAACAACCGTAGGCGTATGGGATGCAGCTACTTGGGACAACTTTAACTGGGCAGGAAACCTTATTATTTACCGTAATTGGCAAGGTGTAAGTGGAATTGGGTACTCTGCCGGAATCAACTTAAACATTGTTTCTCAAGGGATTGATGTGCATTGGGTATCTACCGACTATGTAATGGAAAAAGGCTCAGTCATTTGAGGGTTGTTACTACTGAAAATCAAGCTGATTTGGCTCGATGGATAAGCAACAAATTAGGTGGTGGAACATCTAAAAACTTGATGTGTATAGGGCAGAAAATAGATGGTGAATTAAAAGCGGTAGCAAGTTATAGCAATTTTCAAGGTAAATCGTGTAATTTTAGTCTTGCAGGTGAAGGCAATTTTATGAATAAAGATTTTCTTTGGGCTATGTTTGATTACCCTTTTAATATTTTGAATCTGAAGGTTATAATAGCGACAATAGCAGGGAATAACGAAAAATCCCTGAAATTAAGCCGACACCTTGGTTTCAAAGAAATAGCCAATATTGCTGATGCCCACATAGATGGTGATTTAGTAATAATGACTATGAAGCGTGAAAATTGTAAATGGTTACAGTTAAACGCAGATTTGAACAAGGTAAGGAGATTAACATGAGTTTTATTGCTGATGCAGTTAGTAGTATTTTTGGTGGTGGCCCTGAAGCCCCACCTGCCCCTGATTACGCAGGGGCAGCTACCGCTACTTCACAAGGTAACTTAGACGCTGCCCGTGCAGCCACAGCAGCTAACCGTGTAAATCAAGTTACCCCTTACGGTAATGTTAATTACGAGCAAACTGGTACTGACCAATACGGCAATCCAACTTGGACAGCAACTCAGACTGCTTCTAGTGCATTAGAGCCTGCCATTAATCAATCAATGGAAGCTGTAGGAAATTACGATTTTAGCCAGTTTGACCCTTCCAACTTACCTTCTGTTGGTATTAACCCTGGCGAAACTTATTCTGACGCTATTATGCGTAGATTGCAGCCACAGATTCAGATGCAAAATGAAATGTCAGACCAACAATTAGCAAATCAAGGCATTATGCCTGGTTCGCAAGCCTACAATAATGCTAAACAGTTGTTGCAACAAAGTCAAAACGACAAGCTAACAAGTGCAATTACTAGCGGTTTTGATGTTGGATTGCGAGCAAATGCCAACCAATTTGGTCAAGATTTAAAAACATATAACACTAATTTAGCTGCCCCATTTACTTATGCAAGCAATGTAAAAGCATTGGCTACTCCTAATTATGTAAACCCTACAAATCAAGCAACTACGGCTGGTCCTGATATTTTAGGTGCTACTACTGCTACTGGTAACTACAATTTAAGCAATTACAACGCTGAACAAGCTAGAAATGCTGCTATGACAAGTGGATTAATGAATTTAGGTGGTGCAGCAATGATGGCTCCAGCAGGCACATTCACTTCAGATATTCGCACTAAAGAAAACATTGTTGAAATTGGCGTTTCTAAGATTGGTTTGCCTGTTTATATATACGAATACAAGCCTGAATGGAAAAACGAAGCAGGTCATGGCAAGTTTATGGGTTACATGGCTCACGAAGTTGAAGAATTTATGCCTGAAGCAGTTATTACAAGACCTGATGGCATCAAAATGGTTAATTATGGAGCTTTAAATGGCTGATATAAATCTAACAGGCACTTTGCCACCTGAAATTTTACAGCAACAACAGCAATTAAATCGCCAACAACAACTGGCGCAGTTGTTAATGCAACAAGGTTTTCAGCAGCCACAAGGCCAAATGGTTAGTGGTCGTTATGTTGCCCCTAGCATTTTTCAGAACCTAGCCCCATTAGCCCAACTGTACGCTGGCAAACAATTGGCTGAAAAAGGTGATAAACAAGCCTTAGATTTGGCTCGTCAAATCCGTGAAGGTCGAAATGTTACCGAAGAATCAATTTTAAATAAGATAACAGGAACGCCTGCACAATCTACTGAAATGGCTGGCCCATACACAGGTAATGTCCCTATGCCTGTAGGCGTTAAGCCTGCCGTAGCACCTGATTTAGCTGGGGCATTGCGTGAAATTCGTACAAATCCTTATGGTGCAGGCAAAGAGTATTTACCATCTGTTCTTAAAAATGTTATTCCTGAAACTGTTAAACCTACGACTGATATGCAGAATTTTGATTTTGCAAAATCGCAAGGATTTAAGGGTACTTTTAATGACTTTAAAAACCAAATTACACCGTATCAGCAAGCACAACTTGCTATTGAGCGAGAAAAATTTGAATTTGATAAATCACAAAAAGGTGCTGGCAAAGATTTAACTGAATCTCAAGGTAAAGCCGCAGCTTTCCAAAGCCAAATGGTTTCTGCTAGTAATGCAGTAAATACATTGGAAGGTCAAGGATTTGACCCAACATCGTTTAAAAGTCAAACTGCTGTTAAATTGGCTGGCGGTGCTGCTAACCCACTTATACCTGTTGCTGCACAGCAATATAAACAAGCCCAAGACCAATGGTCAGAAGCGTATTTGCGCTTTAAAACGGGTGCTGCTGCAACTGAGCCTGAAGTTGTACGAAACAACCGTACATTTTTCCCTGTATTTGGTGATAAACCTGAACAAATTGCTCAAAAAGCTGCTGCAAGGGAACAAGCAGAGCGAGATATTGGTATTGCCGCAGGTCGTGGTGCAAACCTAGGCGCACAAGCCATAGGGCAGCAACCAAGACAGGTTACACCTACAACTAGCTTGCCAAATCAATCAGCCATTGACGCTGAACTTAAACGCAGAGGGCTAAAGTAATGGATTTATCCAAACTTTCTGATGCTGATTTATTAGCTTTAAGAAGCGGTGATTTAACTAAACTTTCTAACGAAGGTTTGGTTTCATTACAACCAACACAACCACAGCCAACTCAATCACAATTTGCTGAAACGGGTGGCGGTGCTGTAGTTGGTAGGCCGGTTCGTGGTGTTCGTTTAAATGTGCAAGAAACTCCAAGACCCCTAGAATCGTTTATAGCAGGCGCTACTCGTTCTGCAATAGACCCTTTAATGGCTGGCGCACAATTAGTTACAGGTGGTCGTGGTGGCGTAAGCGGTGCAGCACAGCGTTTAGCCCAAAATTCTGAAATGTATTCGCAAGCTAACCCTGCTTCATACATGGGTGGGCGTATTGGCGGTGCTGTATTGCCAGCCGCAGGTGTAGCTAAAGGTGTAGGCATGATTCCTAGCTTTGCTAAGGCAAACCCTTATGTGCAAGGCGCAGCAGTAGGCGCAGCTAGTGGCGCAATGATTCCTGAAGAAACAGGTTTAACCGGCGCACCAATGTATCAACAAATGGGTGAAAATGTTGCTACAGGTACAGCAATTGGTACTGCTATTCCCGTTGTTGGTCGTGGCATACAAGCCGCAGGTGGAGCAATTCGCAGAGGTTTAGGACTATCTACAGGCGCAGGCGAAGAATCTATTGCCCAAGCATTACGAGCAGGTCGTGAAGGTAATCAAGCCTTTTTGCAGAACATTCGTGGTGATGTATCGGCAATGGATGTGCTAGACCAAGCTAAAGATGCTTTGGCTAATATGCGAGCTAGTAGAAGCCAGGCATACCAACAAGGTATTAAATCAACCATGCCAAGTGTTGAAATCATGGCTGGCAAACCATTACCTAAAGCACCAACAAAATTAGATTTTTCCCCAATTTCAAGCACATTAGACGATGTTGTAGAAAGTTTAAAAGTTAAAACTCCTACAGGTAGTCAATTTAAGATTGGTTCAGACGAATTGCGTAAAGTAGAAGAATTGCAAGCCGTTGTTAATACATGGAAAAAAGACCCAACATTACATACAGCAGAAGGATTAGATGCACTTAAACAGCGTTTAGATGCTTTGTACCCTGACAGCCCTATGCAAAAACAAGTTCAACGAGTAGTCAGTTCTGTACGCAATACCGTAAAAGACACCATCGTAGCCCAAGATAAAAACTATGCCAAAACAATGAAAGCATATGAAGAAGCATTAAGTCTTGAGCGTGAAATTGAACGAGCATTGTCCTTAAACAACAGAAGCGCAGCAGATACCGCTATTCGTAAACTTCAATCTTTGACCCGTAATAATGCCAATACCAATTATGGTTATCGCATGGAACTAGCTAAAGCATTGCAAAACCAAGGCGGTGAAGATTTAATGCCAGCGTTAGCAGGACAGGCTTTAAGTTCGTTTACTCCTAGAGGTTTAGCTGGTCAAGGCGCAGCATTAGGTATTGGTGCTGGCGGCGCTTTAACTGTAAACCCTATGGCTTTAGCCGCATTACCATTAACTAGCCCAAGATTAGTTGGAATGGGTGCTTATGGTTTAGGCAGAGCAACTCGTGATATACCAAAATTAACAGACGCAGAGCTAAAAAATATTGCTCGTATTTTGACTACACAAGGCATCCAAGGAGTTACAAATGAGTAGAAACGGGTCAGGTACATACCTATTACCAGTAGGAAACCCTGTTGTTACAGGAACAACTATTACCTCAAATTGGGGTAATACTACTATGAGCGACATTGCTACTGCTCTTACAGGAAGCGTGGCTGCTGATGGTCAAACGCCTATTACTGGCAATTTGCAGATGGGTGGCAATAAAATTACTGGCATGGCTAACGGTACAGCTTTAACAGATGCAGCTACAGTAGCTCAATCTGTACCTACTGGTTGCATTTTAATGTGGTCAGGTTCTATTGCTACCATTCCAACTGGTTGGTTACTTTGCGATGGTTCAAGTGGCACTCCTGACTTGCGTAGTCGATTTATTGTTGGTGCTGGTTCTACTTATGCGGTAAATGCTACAGGTGGTTCTGCTGATGCAACCCTAGTAAGTCATAGCCATACCGCTTCATCTTCTTCTTCTGTAACTGATAATGGACACAGTCACGCAGGTGTTCCAGCCATTGACGGGTCGGTAAATCCAGGTTCAACCCCAAATCGTTTGGTAAACGGAACTACAAACAGTTCTTCAGCAACAACAGGAATTAGCGTAGCTACTACTACATCTATTAGCACCGAAGGTAGCTCTGCAACTAACGCAAACTTACCACCATATTTAGCCCTTGCGTACATTATGAAGTCGTC